TCAATCTGTTTCGGGGAAGGTAAAGCGGTAGGCGATCCGCCGCCGCCACTGTCGTGCGATCGGCACTTCGGCCACGCACGCGCCATCATGGGCGTGGATCATCCGGTCGGGTCCGGTGGCGATGGCCAGGTGCTTGGCGGCAACGCCGTCCCGCCAGCGGAAGATCAGGACCTGTCCAGCCGTGATCTCGCCGCCGGACACGGGCACCAGATGGCGGTGTGCCGCATCGGCCAAGGGTTCGCCGACGCCGGCCTCCGCCCAATCGGGCGCATAAGGCGGCGGCGCCTCGGGTAGATTGCCGTACATCGCCCGCCAGACGCCCCCGACGAGGCCGAGGCAATCACATCCCACGCCCTTCAGGCTGGCCTGGTGTCGATAAGGAGTGCCGATCCACTGGCGTGCTTCAGCGACGACGCGCTCGCCCCTCACAGGAAGTAGCTCCCGCCGTCGAGCTCACCGTCTTCCTCGGACGGGTAGCCCAGCACGCGCTCCGTGCCCGGCATGTGCGGAAAGCCACGAAAGTTCAGCACGTTCGCGAAGCGTTCGCGGCAGGTCGTGAAGCGCTTGTCGCAGCCCACTTGCACCTGGAAACCTTCGCCGAACGACACAGGCTCAGGCGGCGCTTGCCAGAGGCCGAGCCATGCCAGATCGCCATCGCGTCTGTGGTCGCGGATATGGACTGTGTGCCCGGCGTTCCTGCCGTCGGCCCAGGTCAGCCGTCCAGCAGCAAACCAGCCATCGGCGAAATCCCGGAGACCGCTCACGACGAGCTCGAACGCGCTCACCGCTTCCAGGACAAGCCCTTGGCCCGTGAAGATCGGGCTCTGCAGATCCTTCCGGCAGCGGGCATCCCCCAGCTCGGCGTCGCAGGTCCCTGCGTAAAGCCGGCCGGTTTTCGCGTCGAGGCGGTGCATCATGGAACGCAGTTCGGCGCTGAATTCCGCACCTTGCCGTCGCACCTCGCCCACCTCAGCCACACGCAGACGGATGCGCTGCTCGGGAGCCGTCCAGTTGACGAGGAACATCTCCACGCGCGCGCCATCCCAGCGCCCGGCGGATAGATCCTCTTCGCTGAGGCCGTCGGAGCTCAGCGCGCCGGCCACCTCTCCGCCGCCTACTGCGAAGCCCAGGCCGGTCGAAGCTTCCGCCGCGTCGAGGCCTGTTCCGGCATGGAACACCGTGTCCTCGAAATTGAGGTCCTCGTCATGGTCGGTGAAGCCGAGTTTTACGCCGTCCCGGCGGGTTGCACGCCAGCAATGGCACAGGCTGGTCGTCTCGCCGGAGAGGTGTCCGGCAAGGTCGGCTGGTATGTCGCGCATGGTGACCGCTCCGGATCAGCTACGGATTTCGATGATCGGGATCGAAGGGATCGCCCCGGCCTCGAAAGCGGATAGGTCCACATCGAGGAAGTCGGCGTCGAAGCGCACGGGCACGTCGAACGCGAAGCCCGCGCTGAGTTCGGCGCCAGGCGGCGGCGGCTCCGCGAATGTCACGAGACCGGTCGTTGCATCCACGGACATGCCATCGCTCACCTCGGTGCCGTTCACCGCAACCCGCACGGACCCCTGCACAGGCTTATGGATCGGCCGGCGATAGGGATCGGCGCCGTCGCCGTAGATCTTCACCAGATGGAAAACCCTTCGCCCGCCATCGCCCAGCCCCAGCGGCTGGTCTGATGCGGTGGGTTCCACCCCTTCCGGTGAGGAGGTGTGGTCGAGCCGGTCGCGCCATCGGAAGCCATGCAGCCTCCCGCGCCGTTCTTCGAAGAAGGATACGACCTCGCGAAGGGCCGAGAAGCTCTTCACCCCCCAGCCTGCATCCCAGCGCCGCCGCGCATGCGCCCAGCGCGCATTGCGCTGCTCGCGTCCGGAGCCGAGCGTGACAATCTCCGTCCTACGCTCAGGTCCACCGCGCGCGCCAAGCGCAATTTCGATCGGGAAGCGCACCTCGTGGAACGCGGCCATCACATGCCCCTCCGCCCACGAGCCACCGCACGGGCGAGCTGCGCGGAAACCTGGGCCTCCGAACGCCGGAAGCTCCCGGCGTCAGGCGTGCTGATGTTCACGGTCACGTGGCTGCCTCCACCGCCGCCGCGCACACCCAGCCGTCCGTCGCTGCCCCTTGCCAGAGGCAGGATGGCCTCGGACCCCGCCTGGCCCATTAGGCCGGTGCGGCCACCCGCCATGGGAAAGAAGGTAGGCGTTGACACCACTCCTCCGGCGGCAAATGGCTGCACTTGGCCGCCGACGACACCGCCCTTGGCGAACGGCAGCACTCCTCCGACGATATTGCCCAGCGCGCCTGCAATGCTGTTCTCGAGCGGCTGCATCGCGCTTCGCAGCGCAAGGTCCACGAGGCGCTGGCCAAGTCCCTGCAGGACCGTGGACAGCGACTGCCCACGAACTGCCGCGCCTTCCAGCGCAGATGTCAGTGAGCGGCCGAAACCCCGGGAGAGCCGGTCCAGCTCGATGAGCGACCGCTCAACCTTGCTGGTGTCGGCGTCGATCGTCAGGACGCGGGTTTCTTCGTCCAAAGCCATGGTGTCGAACCTCGTCAATCAGGAAAGCGGCTCATCAGGTCGTCGAGTTCGTCGCGGGCCAGCGGCGCGTGCGCCGTGCCGAACAGGCCCTCGCATGCCGCGGCGAATTCGCGCGGCGTCATGGCCCAGAAGTCGCGTGGGGAAAGGCGCATCACCCCGAGCCCGGCCGCCATGACGTCACGCCAGGGAAAAGCCTGCGGCCCGGATTGTGCGCCTACCGAGGGTTTGCGGAAGCGGCCTCAGCCGTGCCGAACGTCGCCGAAAGAAGCCGCGCAACGATGTCGAGATGCCCCGCCAGCCCTCCCGCTGCGGGCAGCGCCGCAACCTCGTCGTCCTTCATCGTATTTCCGGCGCCGCGGAGACCTGCGCCCAGGATGCGGATCGCGTCGCGTGCGGAGAGCCGGCCGCTTTCGAAGCGCTCGGCCAGCGCCATCAGGTCCTCGGCCCCGAATGCGGCTTCCAGTTCGGCAAGCGCGCCCAGTGTCAGGCACAGCGTGTACTCGCTGCCGCCAAGTTCAGCGGCGATCTCGCCGCGGTGCAGGTTCGCCATCGAACCCTCCTAGATGTCCGCGGTGAAGCTGAGCTCGCCCGCGCTTTCCAGCGAGAGGTCGAACGTCACCTCGCCCATATGGTCACCGCGATATTCCAGGCTGGTGATCTGGAAGAGCCCTTCGATGGTCCCGAAGCTCGGCACGACCACCTGCCACTGGAGCAAGGTGCCGGCGAAGAAGATCTCCCGCGCCCTCGCATCGGAAGCACCGTCGCGGAACACGCCGGATCCCGACAGGCTTGCGCGCCGCACCCCGGCTCCCTCGAGCAGTTCACGCCAGCGGCCGGCGCTTTCGGAGTGTGTGACGTCCACCGTCTGGGCGTTCAGCATCAGCGTTCGTGTTCGCAAACCGGCAATCGTGATGAAGCCGCCTTCCCCGCTGCCGACCTTCAGCAGCAGGTCCTTGCCCTTCTGAGCCGTCATGATGTCTGGACCCTTGAATAGAAAAGGCCCCTGTTCCGGTTGGAACAAGGGCCTTCGAGATGTTTGGAAGCTGCGGGTTGAGCGCTAGGCGGAGGGCTCGGTCACGGCGCGGAAGCGCAACGCTGCGAAGCGATGGCGCCCGTCCGCCGCACGCTTGGCCTCGGTGGCCAACCAGCGAAGGTTGGAGACATGATGCCCCGCCACGTCGAGATCGACGCCATCGAGCGTCGTCACCACCTGGTTGGCGGCGGAAAGGGCTTGGCTCATGCCGGGCTCGTCGGACCAGATGTTGAGCGTGAAGCGATGCTCCTCGCCCTCGTCCCGCGAAGCTCCGGCCTCGCGGCTGTCGATGGCCGCAAGAACGACGTAAGGCACCGACGCTTCGCGCGGCACCTCATCGTAGATCTTGGTGCCACCGAGAAGGCCGGCAAGCACGCTGTCGTCCTGAAGCCTGTCCCGAACCGCCGCCCGCAAAGCGAGCGCGCCGCTCACCGATGCGTGGCCCGCACGGCACGCGCTGCCACCGGAACAAGGCCCGGCCATGCATCGCCACCGAGCACCATGTCGGTCCGCTCGCTGCGGATGCTGCGAGCCGGCGCGGTGAGCTGATCGACATATTCGGCAGCCGCGGTTGCGATCTTGCGAACCTGAGCCTGGTAGCTGTTGAAGACGGCCGACACGTTCATGGTCGAAATTCCTCTGTCTTGGCGACGAGAAAGCGGCGCTCTCCGGTCGGATCAAATGTAGAACGTATGAACAAGATGCTTGTTCCTGAGCGCAGGCGGTGCGCGGTGGTCAGATCGTCCCTCCACCGCATCGTCACCCTCTGTAGGCGCCCGGTGCCCTGGGCATCACGTTCGCGAGAGAAGGCGGCGTCCTCGTGCACCGCAGCCCAGACGCGGGCGACTGCCTGATGCGTTCGCCGGTAACCCCCTGCTCCGTCTGGCTGATCCACGGGCGCCTCGATCGTCAGCCTGTGGCGAAGCGCGCCGATTTCCGGCCCGCTCATGCCAGCCTGACCCGGCGCTCGGTCGCGATCAGCGCCGCTGCCGCCAACGGCAATCCATTGCGGGCGTGATCGGCCCCGGACCGATGCTCGAACAGATGCGCCACCAGAAGCCGGATGGCCTGCACGACGTCTTGCGGAACATCGCCCGCATCGCCGAACCCCGCTTCGACATCGATCTCAATCCCCGCGAACGGGCGGCGCACGGCCACATGCGTGTCCGTGTGAAGACGGTTCGCTCCATCGACACTCCAGCTGGTGATGTCGAGCGGCACCTCCGTGCCATCCACTTCCCGCAGCCGGGCAGCCGCGATTCCGAGCACGGGCGCAAGCGGCAAGGACACGACGCCAGCCACCGGCCACGCATCGAGCGAGAGCCGCCAAAGCTGGCGGACGAACCGCTTGCCGGTGGCATCCTCCAAATGGCGCCGGGCGGCCACGATCAGGCTGCCGATCAAGGCATCCTCGGCATCATTGTCGACGCGGAGGTAAGCCTTGGCGTCGGCAAGCGACAGCGGCTCCTCCTCCGGCTTCGTCAGCAGGATCAAAGGCATGGGGCGATATCCGGGATATGGGCGTGAGGACAGCCCGCCGCCTGGGCGGCGGGCTGGAGGGCTGAAGGCTCAGGAGACGCCGAACTTCATCAGCTTGATGGCGTCGAAATCCTGCACGCCGCCGCCCACACGCTTGGTCGTGTAGAACAGCACGTAGGGCTTGGCGGAATAGGGGTCGCGCAGCACCCGCACGCCCAGGCGGTCCACCACCAGATAGCCGCGGCGGAAGTCGCCGAATGCCATCGAGAACTGGTTGGCGCCGATGTTCGGCATCTCCTCGGCCTCCGTCACCGGGAAGCCCAGCAGCGAGGCATCACCACCCGCTTCGGCCGGCGGCAGCCATAGATAGCGACCATCGCCGTCCTTCAGCTTGCGCACGGCGGCCTGCGTGCGGCGGTTCATCACGAAGCGCGCGTTCTGGCGGTAGCCGGCCTTCAGCGCGTAGACGAGGTCGACGAGCCGGTCCGACGGGTTGGCGGCAGCGAAGTCGCCTGCGACGCCGGTCGCGACATAGCCGATTTTCCCCCAGGCCCAGGCCTGTTCCGCGACCTTGTCCGGGAACAGGAAGCCCTTCGGCTTCTTGTCGCCGTCGCCGTTCACGAATGCGGCGCTCTCCTGCGCGGCGAAAGCTGAATCCACCTCCTCCGCGATCCAGCGGTCGAGATCGACAGCCGCATCGTCCAGCAGCGTCTGCGTCGCCGCCGGCATGGCGTAGAGCTCCATGGCCGGGAACTCGAGCTCGGCCAAAGTCGGCGTCAGGGTCTGGGCACGCACCTCCGTCTCGCCCACCCAGCCGGTGGCGAAACCGTCCGTCGCGAACGGCTTGCGATACACCGAGGAGGAGATCGTGCGGATGCCCGCGATCGCCCGGATCGGCGAACTCGCCGTCAGCCTGCGGCCGATCTCGCGCTCCGTCTCGTCAGGCACCAGGTAGCCGCCGTCGGACGCTGAGCCCACCGACAGGCTCTTGCCGTCCAGCCGCATCATCGCCGACGCGTCGCCGCGCCGGACATAGCCTTCGAACGCCGTCTTGTGCTCCCGCGTCATGGGACTGAAGCGCTCGGGCTCGGCGCCCATCGCAGGGCGTCGCGCCTTCAGCACCAGTTGATCCAGCACGTTCTTCTGGCGGTCGAGTGCGGAATCGATGCGCGCCAGCTTCTGCTCCGTCAGCGGGTCGGAGGACAGCCGGTTCTCGATCTCGGAAAGCCGCTCGTCATTGGCCTCGCGATAGCCTTCGAAGGCGCGCATGAAGGCGTCGTAGGCCTCCACCACATCGCCGGTGCTCGGGTTGTAATCCGCGCCCTTGCATTCGGGCGCACGGGCCATGGCAGTTGCGTTCATCTTGGTTCCTCGCATGTGGCGGAAAAGCAAAAAGCCGCCCCTGGGGCGGCCTTTGAGAAGTCGGGATTGGCTGAGGTTCAGCGGCGGAAAACGGTTTCGGCGCGGGCGCGAAGCAGGTTGCGGGAACCGCCGAAATCAGCCGGCGCCTTGAAAGGCGGTGGCGCGGTCTTGGACGCCGCGATCCTTGCCTCCGGCAGCATGGGAAAGGTCACGATCGAGATCTCCCAAAGATCGAGCTTCTCGAGCCGGCGCACACCCGTCCGCGCATCGCGCCGCGCGGTCACCGCCTTGAAGCCGATCGACAATCCATCGATCGCGCCCTCCTGGATCAGCGACCAGACCTCGGCGGCACGCGCCACCTTGAGGGCCAGCCGGCCGCGCACGCGCAGGCCCATGCTGTCCTCGCGGATCTCATCCCACACGCCGATCGGTTCGGTGGGATCGTGCTGGAACAGCATCCGCACGCGGCTCGGTCCATTGCGCCGCAGGCTGTCCATGAAGGCGCCTTTCGCGACGACGTCGCCGCCAAGGTCGGTCTCTCCGAACAGGCTCGCATAGCCGGCAATGACGCCGCCGGAGGCCACCGCGCGCGGCGGTCTGGCCAGCCGTTTTGTCTCAGTCACAGGGGTCCACGTGTTGGGCATAGGGTCTCCTTCGCAGCCGGCGGCCCGGCGGCGTTGGTCAGTAGGATTTTGCGAAGGATCAGTTCTGCCGCGGGCCGTAGCCGACAGCCGCGCGCTTCTCGTCCTCAGTCAGAAAGCCGGCCGCCTGAACACGACGCCACAGGGCCTCGCGCTCGGTGCTCAGCGCCTCGATGCGGTCGAGATCGGGCTCCAGCCGCAGCGCACCATCGCCGAATGCAGGTGCCAGCCAGGCGGCAAGATCGCTCGCAACGCGCTGGACCAGCGGCAGAACCGTTTGCCGCCAGAGCGCACGGTTCGCTTCCTGATAGTTGGCGTAGGTGTTGTCCCCGGGGATGCCGAGCAGCATCGGAGGCACGCCGAAGGCCAGCGCAATCTCCCGCGCAGCCCCGTTCTTGGCCTCCAGGAAGTCCATGTCCTTGGGGCTTAGCGCCATGCTTTTCCAGTCGAGCCCGCCGTCGAGAAGCAGCGGCCGGCCCGCATTGCGCGGCCCCTGAAACTGCGCTTCCAGCTCGGCCTTTAGCCGCTCGAACTGCTCGTCTGAAAGGTTCGCGCCGTCCGGTCCGGAATAGACCAGCGCACCCGATGGCCGCGCGGCGTTGTCCAGCAGCGCCTTGTTCCAGCCAGCCGCCGCGTTGTGGAGGTCGATGGCCTGCGCCGCCGCTTCCATCGGGGAGAGGCCGTAATGATCGTCGAGCGGGTGGAAGAAGGCGATGTGCAGGATAGACGCAACGCTACCCGCACCCTGACGAAAGCGCACCGTCTCCGCACCGACGGAATAGTCATAGGCCTCAGGCCAGCCATCCGCTCCCGGCACCACCTTCATCCGGTCCGGACGCAAGGCGTGCAGTTCACGCGGCACCCCATCGAGCGCCGCCGCTTCCGCGTAAGCATTGCCGGCCACCAGAAGATGGCCGATCAGGCTTTCCAGGAAGGCTCCGCCACTCTGCCGGGCGTTTGGCCGCGCCAGCAGATCCAGCAGTGGATGCCGGTCAAGCTCGCGCTCGTTCTCGTAGAGCAGCAACGGCACGGACGCCGCAGCCTCCGCGACAAGGCGCACGCTGCGGAACACGACGGCATTGCGCACATAGCCCTCGCGTGCCAGCGCCGCATAATCGCGCGGCGTCCATACGGGCCGCCCCGCCTCATGCAACGCGATCAACCCGTGGGCGCGCGACGCCTTGGCCTCCGGCGGGCCACCCCGCAGAAGGTTCTGCAATCCATGGAACATGATGTCTCCTGAACCGCCGCACCGGGCGGGATAAGTCAGAGCGTCAGAAGCGGCGCAGCCGGGGCGCACCCTTTGGGCCGTCGAGGGCCAGCGCCGTCACGGCCCAGACCAGCGCATCCAGCCGGTCCGGCGAATGCCCGCCGGAAAGCCCGTTCAGGCCGAAGTCGCACATCTCATCTTCGAGCGCTGGCAGCGGCCCGACATGGCGCACCCGCCCTTGCGCATAGAGGCTGGCCACGGGCTCGGCCCGCAGCCATTTCCCGCGCGTCGCATGTACAAGGGTGACCGGCACCGCAGGGTCTGCCTGCGCAATGACGGAGCGCACCATCTCGCCGCCCTGGTTCGCCTCAGCGATCAACGCATCTGCCTCGTGCGCATGCCAGCAGCCGACCGCCTTGGCGGCCCATAGGTCTGGCCGGGCAACCGACACCGTCCAGTCGGCAATCACATAGACACGTTCGTCTGACCCTATTCCGGCGGCAACGATGCCGCAGGCGTCGGAGCGCTTCCCGCCCCCGGCCGGCGGATCGACCGCGACCACCACCCGGCGCAGATCGGGCGCCGCATCGGCGCGTGCGTTCTCGATAGCCTCGCGAGTCCAGAGGGCATCGGGACGGTCGTCGATGATCTCGCCATCAAGTTCCTGCCGCCCCAGCCTTGTGCCCGCATAGCGTCCGACCACCGTCTCCAGAAAGGTGGGCGCCAGATTGTAGGCATTGGCCTGCGTCGTGGCATGCGTCACCGCCGTGCGCGGATCCTTCATCAGTCGCTTGAGCAGCGGGATTGGCCGTGGCGTCGTCGTCACCATCTGGCGCGGCGAACGGCCAAGCCGCAGGCCGAACTGCAGCATGTCCCACACCGCGTCCGCCTGCTTCCACTTGCCGACCTCGTCGCACCAGGCGGCTCCGAACTGCGGTCCTCTCAGGGCTTCGGGATCTTCGGCCGAGAAGCACTGGGCGACGGCACCATTGGGCCAGATCAGTCTTCGGCGGGAAGGCTCCCAAAGCGGCCGATCCTTCCCGCTGATGGCCAGGATGCCTGAGACGCCCTCCACCATCACCTCCCGCACATCGGCCGCAGTCTCGCCGATCAGGGCGATGCGCCCGACAGGCTCTACCGCGAAGCCCGGCAGGCCGAGCGCCAGTCCGCGCACCCATTCGGCGCCCGCTCGCGTTTTTCCGGCACCGCGTCCGCCAAGAAACATCCACACCGTCCAGTCCCCGCCGCCTGCCGCCTTGAGCGGAGGCCGCTGTTCCTCGCGACCCCAGATCATCCAGTCAGCAAGGAGGCGCCCGATCTCGTCGGCACCGAGACAGGCCAGGGCCTCATCGGCGGTCCCCGCCTGCACGCAGCGCATCAAGGCGGCGCGCAAGGTCGCGTCGGAACTCGTCGATATCGATTCCATCCTCGTCGGGGTCCTTTGCCGTGTCCGCCCCGGCGCCCGCTTCGAGCCGCTGGAGTTCGATCAAGGTCTTCACCAGGCTCGCAAGCGTCCGCGCCGCCTTCTCGGCATCGCCGCGCGGCACCAGTTCGTCGATCCGGGCGAGGCTGTCCTCCACCGTCGAAATCTCACGCTCGACCGTCCGGCGTATGCGCGCGACCATGGCCCGCCGACCAACCGGAATTTTTTCCTCTATTTGGTTCTGGCTTTCGTTCAGGATGGCGAGCGGTCGACGCCAGCCCAGGGCGGAGGCCCGCTTTTGCAACGTTCTCTTATGGATGCCGAGAAGATCGGCGACCGCCTGTATGGACGCCCCGCCACCCTCATAGAGCCTCCGAGCGCGGCTCGTGAGCTCTGCATCCATCAGCTTTGCTCTGGCCAT